CCCATGCATCTCATTTTAAATACGTAGAATCAACTCAGGACCACAATCCCGGCCCTGTTTTGTACTCGACATTAGAACTTATGACTACGGCCATATTTATCTTTTGCCCGTGTGAAACCACGAAATCCGCCTCCCCATCGAGGAGTATAAAACTGACTATTGTATTCAAAACCTCCCTTTTGGGAAAACCGACCAATGCGATAACTGACTATGACTTTTGCCTAACTCTATCACAACCTGAACCCGACTAACTCTTTGCCTAACTCAAAGACCAACTCTAAATTCTGGTCTACTAAACCAACGCTATCTCACCCTCTCTATCAACATTTGGAAACCTTTTCACAAAATTACCGTAATGATTCGAAACATCTCTTTTATTATACTCCACAAATGGAACATCAGCCTAAAACATTGTCTTTAGACTACTTCCCACCGGATTGAACCCTTCTATGGAAACTACACTTCCTTGAAGATTCTCGCAATGTATCCCTTAGATTCAGCACGTCGTGAACTCTATGCAACCCATTGCGCTCTCTACCCGACCCTCCCGGAGACTGGCTATCTCCCGCTTTATCTCAAGACCCACGCAGGACAACATCAACTGCGGAGTGGCAAGTGGGGCAACCTATTACTTCCTTGGAATTTGCGGAGGAGTAATTTGACCTCGATACTGGTTACAAGTACGTGTATCTGTGTACAGCCGGTAGCTCACCACCCTCTCAACTCTAGTCTACAACGACTTTGTTGAATCTCATTGACTGTTTCTGGAGTCTTTTCGCCTAAACTCTTCCCTTCTATCAAGGGGAACTCTTCTCTTTCTTGTCAAACAAACATGAAAATGTCACAACAAACCGAAAACACTTCCGCAAGCAACACTCAAGCCAAGCCAACCATCGCTGTCTGCCCGCCCGTGTCCCTCATTGGGACCATCTCACCTGCAGTCAGCAACGTCGCCTCCCCCGCCCGAGGGATGACCGACGTCGCAGGAACCTCCACCATGATCGACCCGCTCGCAGGAGCTATGGTCGACACCGCTGCTGATTTCTCCAAGCAGACCTACGACACCATGGGCATCTCAGACATGACTTCTATTACCACTATGGAGCGCCGCTCTCTCATCACGCGCTCCACCTGGACAACAACTCAGGACATCGGTAATGAAATCTTCGAACTGGACTTTCCGAACGCTCTCTTCCGCTCGCCCTCCTTTCCCGCTCTCGAGTCTCTCAAGATTCATGAGTACGTCGGAGCGCAAGCGGCCAAGTTCACTCTCACTATGTCAGCCTCCCCTTTTGCTGCTGGTGCGCTCCAACTCATCTGGCGCCCAGCTTCCACTGGACATACCAACTTTGTTGGTGCTGGCGCTCTTCAAGAGAGAATGGAAAATCCTGACAACATGATCGACACCTACTCGATGCTTCTGAACATTGGTGAGGGCAACACAGCAACTCTCACCGTTCCCCTCACCAACGTTCTCAGCGTTCTTCGAACTCTCTTCACCGCTCCCACTCAGGACCAGATTGATGATATCAATCCTCCCGACTCTGCCTACAACACCTGGGGCACGATCGCCGTCCGAGTCTTCAACAAACTCATGGGAGCTGAAGATGAAGATCAGAACCTCGAAATTCGACTCTGGTGCGAACTTGTTGAACCACAACTCTCGCTTCTCCGAGCTCCGAAAAACCCAATCCCTACCGCTCAAACTGAGGGAATCGTCCTTGGAACCATGGCAGCTATCGGCGGCGCTATTGCTGCAGCCGCTCCCTCCATCGCTGTCTCCGCTGTCACCGCTGGATCAGTCGCTGCTGCAACCACTCTTGGCCACCACATTGTTGGCAAGAAGTGCACCTACTACACCGAAATTGGTGAAGATCCCATGGCGATGAATCTAGCGCTCTCTAATGACCGCCGTTCCATCCTCTCCCTCGGCTACGATGTCAAGGATTTCGAAGACTCAACTGTCGACCTCAACGATGGCCCTCCAGAAGATGACCTTCGTGCCATCTGCTCCCGACGATCCCGCATCATCACGCTCAACACCTGGACTGCCACTGCAGCTCAGGGTGTTCTCCTCTACAAAGCCGAACTTCATCCCCTCACAGGGACAAAGTTCGAACAGGGGAACCCAGACAGCACTGTCTCACTGAGCAATCTCGGACTCGTCGCTTCGCTCTTCTCTTTCTGGAGAGGCTCAATCACGATGACCTTCGAGGTTGTCGGAAATGCCTACTCAAGAGGCGCTCTACTCCTGGTCTATGTCCCATCAGGCCAGGTCCTTCCAGCCGATCTTGAAACCGCCACCGCCTACCCTCACGCGACTTTGAATGTCTCTGAGGTCCGGAAGATCTCCTTCCGTGTTCCCTACAACAACATCGTCCCGTGGCTGGTCACTCCAAAACTTGGACTTGTCGACGATCGGTGGACTGTCAACGCTCCCACTGATCTCGGACGACTCGCGCTGTTTGTGCTCAATCCACTCCGAACCAATGACGCTTCGAAGATCACAACTCTTCCCATCAACATCTACATCCACTCGGATGATGCTGATTTCAGGCTCCCTGACCCAAACAGGAACCTTGCAGTCGCTTCCTTTGTTTCTCTTCCCGAGACCGAAGGAAACTACACCAGCACTCCACCTGCTGTTGAAGAGATCGATCAAGAAGCTCTGGAAGACGAGTCCATTGAGCAACCGCCCGAGGGCTTCTTCGAAGATGGCCCCGTCCCTGACGAGTTCGAACTCGGCTTCTATGATGATGACGAGTTCTCCACAGACGACGCCGTCGATCTCGAGGACAAACAACCCCTCGAGACTGGAGAGATCCGGATCCCTGGATTCCAGAACATCTGTCGAATCGCCCACCCCTTCCAACTGAAGAAGGCGGACTCAGGCGACATGCTCGCCTACAGGATCCCACCACCCTCCTACGACGAAGCTATGTCTGGACGCCTCATTGACTATCGTGTCAAGGTCGCAACCATGAACGCTCATGCTCCTGAATACCAGGAGGTTCCCGCACCGCCGCTCTATGACGAAGTCATCCAACCCGACTATGGCTACTTCCCTCTCCACGCAGAGGCACCAAGTTATCCCACCACCATCACGTGGGCTGACCGGCCGTCCGTTCTTGAGCAAGCGATGATGGATCAACACGACCCTCTCACGCGAGTCTGGACTCAAGGCTCTCTGGAAGCTGCTGAACCTATTCCTGGGGTCAATGCCTTTGGCTCGACCTCTAATCCAGCTCCCACCAGCCTGATGCCCACCAACCACACGGACCTTCTCCAACTTCTTACGAGGAGGACCGCTCTCGCGACCGGCGAAGTCAACGCTGAGTACACCAGGATCGACATTCCTTTGCCTAACCCTGGACTCAGGGGAGGACTTGTCGGTGCTGGCACCGTCGCTGGATTCCCTGTCCCAAGCTTCTACAACGCTCTCTCGGGATGCTTTGCTTGGATGACAGGATCTCAAACTCTCTCGATCATTTTCGGAAACAACACCACCGAACAGGTCAACGTCATTGCCCAGATCATCTACCAAGGTGACCTAGACTGGGATGATGCTGCCGTCAATCGAGGGATCAGGATCAACGCGATCACTGACGCCGAATTCCTGGATGTGGCTGACGAGGATGCTTCAATCATCTGCAACAACTCCGTCAACAACCGACGCGAGTTTGGAGTTCCTTGGTACAACACCAAGCAAATGCTCCCCTCTCAGATCCACTTCCGTCTCGGCGGACCCACCAGATCGCCAGGCTATATTCCAATGGCCTTCCTCAAGCTCTTCATCCACTCTCCTTTCACTGGAGAAAATCTCAAGTTCACCATCGCCACCTCAGTTGGACCAAACTTCAGGTTCTCACAGTTTCTGGGAGTCCCAAAGATGATCATCTACGAGCCTGCTCCTACAGCCAGACTTCGACCCTCCTCTGCCGAGGTGATTCGGACCTACAACTCTGGCCTCGAAAGAGCAACGGATGCCATCGTCCCCAGGATGATGCCGCTTATCCTTGGATCAGCTTTGGACCTCTACCCAGACTCAGCCTCTGAGACTGAAGGGCGCACCTATTACGCCTATGAGTGCGAACCCTGCCGCGACGCTGGAAGGATTCTCGTCCTTGCCACTTCGTGGGGCCTCGTCCAACATCTGAACAACTCGCACACACCTTGCGATCAGATGGTCAAGTGCCCTGCTTGCGACAAATCTGCTCAATCCTGGAGATTCGAGAACCACAACAGGAAATGCCGCATCCATGAGACCAACTTCAAGTGCACCGTCTGCCCGCACGTCTCTGGCAACGCCGAGAACACTCTGGCCCACATCTGGAACAACCACAGATCAGAGTACGGCGCAGCGAGGAACTACATCGCGACCTCGGGTTTTCGTTCTGAGCCGGTTCTTGGCAACAAGCACCGTCTGGAAACCCAAATGGAGAACCTAGGTGGCTTGCTCGCAGGAGCTGCCGCTGCAGGGGGCATTGGCCTCACCGCCGCCCGGATCAACAAGATCCTTCCCCAAGTCGATCACTCGCCTGGACTCATGGAAGCTGTCCGTGAAATGAAAGATTCCTTTGCCTCAACGAGTGAGGATATCAAGGAAGCAACGAAGAAGATCAATGATGCGATTGACCCGCCTCTCATCAAAGAGACTTTGGCCTCAGTCAAAGCCATGGCCAACTCCTCGGAGACCCTGGCTCAAAAGATCTCGGACACCATTCCCGATGTTGAAGCTATCGGCAACACCTTCAAGGAGATCAACAAGACTCTAAGCTGGTTCGCCGAAAAGATCAAAACGCCGGAAGAACCCAACGCCCTCACAAAGGGTGACAGGATTCGCCAGGCGACCAACATCGTCCGAGCTCTCAGAAACAACGACCTAGAGCCGATCTTCTCTGAACTCTTCCTCAAGCTCCTTGAGCGCTTTTGCCCGATCAACAACACCGTCATGGTGCTTGGCCTGAAGGCTCTCGCTGCTCTCTTCACTCCTGGATCTGCAGTTCACACTGTTCTGGATGGCTATCTTCTCGCCGTCTCCAGTGAAGTCGCTGAAAACCTCATCCCCGATTCTCTCAAGGATTGGTTCGCTGGGCTCTTTACCCAGACCGAAGGGGTCACTTCAGAACTCTTTGACTTCACCCGAGCTATCATCATGCTCGTTGGATTTGCAACAACAACAGTCTTCGACCTGATGACTCCGGTCCAATTCTTCAAGGATTTCAGGAAAAACTTTGGCTTTCTCAACTTCGCTCGAGCAGCCTCCTCCCTCCACGCACTCTGTGCCGCCATCGCCGAAGTCTGGGTCTACATTCAGACGACCTACCTAGGACGCGATCAGTGGGAAGGCTTCGAGTGGATCATGATGAACAGGGAAATGATTCGAACTTTTCAAGATGACTACTACCACTACCAGCAGTTCAATCTGAATCAAATCCTCAACTCAGGACCACGCCGCTCGAAGGCAGTCAAGATCTCCGAAACTGCCGTTCTCATTGCGAAGAACATTTGTCTGATCAAAGCAACCAACAACGCTCTCACTCTTCTTCGTCAGCAGACTGAGTACTTCATCACTCTCGCTCGTCAGTGCCGCACTGTTCCGATGGGGAAAATGAGGGTTCGACCCTCAATCATCACCTTGCAGGGTGCTCCACAATGTGGAAAGACCTTCTTGGCAACCACCCTCATCCCGCACTACGTTCAAGAGCTGTTTGAATGGGAGAAAGAACCCGCCTTCATTGTCAATTCGGCTTCCGACAACTTCATGTCGGGCTACAGCCAACAGATGTGCACCATGCTTGATGACTTCCTTCAACTGAAGGACGGAAAGGATCTTGCTGGACTCTTCCAGATGATCGGAAACGCACCCTTCCGCGTTTCCATGGCCGCACTCGACGAAAAGGGAACTCAATTCCTGTCTGAACTCATCTGTCTCACGATGAACGAAGCTCACCCCAAGATCGACAAATGGGTCTCCTCGCCTGACGCAGTCTACGAGAGGATCTACGAGAACTACATCCACGTCAAAGTGAAACCTGCCTTCCTCACCGAAGAGGGCAAACTCAACGTCCACAAGGTCGTCGAGAAGAAGGTATCCTACCTTCCCGATGAATACCTAGACTTCTATGTCGCCAAGTTCATCGACGGGAAGAGAAAGCCTGATCTCGACACTGGACACCACACCGATGGAAAGAGAATCTCTTTCTACGAAGTCATCGCTCGAACTGTCGAGATGATGAAATTTCGCCAAGACAACGTCTCAGACTTCAACGCAGCCTCCGAAGAAGGTGGCAGCTCTCCAGACCTCCCTGAATTCCCAGAGAACTTCCTGCCAGAACACTGGTATGAAGAACTTCACGGCCGTGATCCAACCAACGGCAAGGAAGAAGAGAACGAGGAAAGCGACGACGACGAAGACGAACCGAAACCTGGCTTTTCCGGCTGGAAACGCCCAGGAACCGAGACTCAAGCACTCACTGCTGGACAGCTTCGCTCCAAACGCATCCTCACCTTTGAGAGGAACTGCGCGAGGTTGAAGAACGTCGGATCTTTGCCACGAAAAACTGGCCAAGGAAATCCTTACAAGGACTTCATCGACGATCTCTACTGGATTGCAGGAGAAGGAATCAACTCCTACATGCTCAGCAAGAACCTTGGCGCCGACGAAATCGAATTTGCCAGAGCCAATTCTGGCAAATGGAAGCACATCCATCTCGCGCTCCCCAAAGGGCTCGAGCAACAACATCTCTCGGACATGGCCTCTTTGGCTAATCCCAACAACAATCTTCCTTGGTGGACCAACGTTGTCAAGCAACTCGACCCGAAGAGACATCATCTTACCATTGCCTTCACTGAGCCGTGGCAAGATCGACTCTTCAACTGGGTTGGTCAGAAAGTCCAACAATTCGTCCAGTGGTATGTTCAGCTGAACTACCTCCAGAGGTACTTGGTCTCTTACGCCATGGCCCTCATCGTTCAGATCGCCGTCTACACCATCAAGTACGGCATCACCAGCATCTACCGCTGGGTCACTGGACTCTGGCAAACTCCTGAAGAGGAGCAAGAGGAAGAAGACGAAAAGGCTAGTCAAGCAGCCGCGGCCTACTCACATGCCGCCTCAGAGGCCTCCTGGTACTCTGCTGGTTCTCCCACCACGGGAGCTAAGGGCAAGGTCAAAGTTGTGCGACCAAAACCTGGGAAGAAGGAAGAAACCAAGACGGAATCTGACGTTCCGCCTCTCTTTCCCATCCTCAAGGGCAACGTCGTCCAACTTTCAGTTGGACCAATGTCCATTCGAGCTCTGGGCTGGAAAGGTGACATCCTCATTGTCAATCGCCATTTCATTCGACTCCTAGAAGAAGGGCAAACCGTCAGCATGACGCGCTACGCCGCCAACAATCTCGAAAGAGAAGAGACTTTCTCCCTCGTCTACAAGGGCGAGAACATCGTCACGATGAATTGGAGTGAGAACGAACCCATCGATCTCTGTCTCTGGAAAACCGGCTGGCGAACTGCCACCTTCAAGGACCTCTCGAAGCACTTCCTCCGAGAAACTGACATCGACCGCGTCACTGGACAGCGAGGCTACCGAGTCTCCGACATCATCACTACCCTCCCGTCGCTCACCTACACGACGGAGGAAGCACCCTATGACGCCGCGACCAACACGAACTTGGTCTTTCCTCTGGCAATCGTCTCAGCTGGTACAGCTGGAAAAGGACTCTGCGGAACCCCTTGGGTTGTTGAGAACACCTCGTTCTTCGGAAGCACCGGAAAGATTTGCGGCATCCACGCCTTTGGTGGACAGTCCTACATTGGAGCTGTTCCTATCACCATCGAAGGACTGGAAGCCTGCGAGGTTGCTTTCAAAGAACCGACGCCGACTCCATCAGAAGTCACCATGGTCACGACCCAAGCTGATGCCCCCCTCACCTTTCACAAGGTGCATGGGAAGGTTGCTCCAAATGAAGCTTATGTCCAACCAAGGAAGACTGAGATCAAGGCCTCTCCTGTCATCGGAGAGATTGTTCCCGTCACCCACCAACCCGCCGTCCTCAGCAATCGAGATCCCCGCTTGAAAGAGCCTGAGATCTTCGACGAGACGCTCCTGAAGAAAACCGACTTTCGACCCACTTGGATTGAGAACGACGATGAAGCCATCCTAGCTGGCGACCAAATCTTCAAAGACATCGCTGAACTTCCCAAACCGATCGAACCCCGTTGTTTGACCCTAGACGAAGCCATCAATGGCGTCGATGGAGCAGCATTCATGCAGGAAGCCGGGCTCGAGATGAAGAAATCTCCTGGCTACCCCTGGAACAGGCTCAAGCCTGGAAATGGAAAGTATCCTTTCTTCAAGGATGCTGGCTGCACCACTCGACAGAAGTGGGAGATCGATGACCCAAGACTCGCTCAGCGCGTCGAGGAGAGACTCTCATTGGCTCGGAAAGGAAAGACACCCAACGACTCGATCTGGCTGGATGTGATGAAGGACGAACTTCGACCGACAGCGAAGTGTGCTACAGGCAACACTCGCATCATCAACGCGCCCCCATTGGACCTCATGATCGTCATGAACGTCCTCTTTGGCGCTTTCAGGATCTTTTGGATGGATCCTCGGAATGTCGGCGAACCTCTGGAATCTGCTCTCGGCGTTGACCCCAAGAAGACATGGCCCGTTCGAGGTCTCTTGATGAAGACGGCTCTGACCCTATTCGGCATCGACTTTACAAAGTTCGACAGCACTCAGGCCCTCCAATTCTACGAGCACATCGGACGAATCATCAACTCCTGGTACGACCTCAGTCCACAAAATACACCTCAAGACAATCTTGCTCGCCTCACTCTTTTGAGAGAGGTTGGCGAAACCCTCCATCTCTATGGCGACCTTCTGTACACCGATGACCATGGCCTTCCCTCTGGCGTTCCTGGTGGTTTCACGACCATCTTCAACATTCTTGTCAATCGGCTCCTTGCTATGATCACCTTTGGACGAACCGGGCTTCCACTCACTCTCTACAAGAAGTACACCCGGAATTTGTTCATGGGCGATGATGGCGAACATGTCGTCTTGCGTTCTGAAAAACCCGAAATCAACGAGAAGCTCAAAAACTACAACAGGATCAACCTAGCTGCCGTTGCCAAGGAAATCGGAATGAAAGTCACAATGCCGGATAAGATCTCGGACCTGACGGAATCAGATGCCTTCCATGACATGACGTTCCTCAAATGTAACTACTCGGACGCTGTCATCCCGGGCTTCTTCCTTCCAGGAATGAGCAAAGAGACCATCGGAAATCTCATCAACTGGTACAGACCAAAACACAATCCCAACCAATTCGAAACCAACATTCTCGAAGCCCTCAAATTCGCTGCTCCCCACGGGAGCGAGTTCTACAACGAACTCCGCGGCAAGCTTCGGGAAAATCCCAAAATTCAAGCGATCTACGGAGCACGCCTTGCTGCTGTGCTGCCCCCCTTCGAGACAGTTTTCTACGAAACCTATCTCGAAGGTGGACATCCCATCGAGGGCGCCCCGCTTTTCGCTTTCTGAACCTTTCAGTCATCCTTCTAGGGCAAAACCAGAAGTAAGGCATTCAAATAAGACCTCGAAAATGGCAAACCACCCAGGC